ATAGGAGCACAAAACTTAAGAAAGTTTGAGTTTAAGAGCAGGTTCGATTCCTGCTTTTACTATATATTTTTTATATTAATTAAAGAAAGGGGGATTAAAATGGAGTATGATATGCAAAAAATGTGGCAAGAAAATAAACCCCCACAAAGCTAATAAAGAATGGGATGAATCAGCATCATATTATAGTACAAAAATATTGCGATGTCCTGATTGTAATAATGTAATTGCCATATTGGAATATAGTAACGAAATAGAGCTTGACATTAATAATGATGTAAGATATTATATATAAAGTAACAAGTAAATAATATAAAATAATTAAATGAAAGGAATTAAAAAATGGGATTTGAATGGAAAAGTGGAATGTGTTATCTATTTGATGTTGAAACAGGAAATATTGTAGCGAATTTTCCAACAACAGGTATGACAACAACAATAGGTACGACAAAGACAGAGGAAGTGGAAAGAATGATTAAGATTATTGATGTTGATGTTGACTATGAAAAGAAGACTTTTGTAGATAAAACACAGAGAGATAAGAATGGCAATTATATAGTAACAAAGAAAGAAGTGCCAGTAGCTACTATTGTTACGTTTGAAAATGGTAATACTCAGATTGCAGTTTGTGATGAAAATGATGAGTTTAATCTCGAAACTGGTATTTCTATTTGTGTAACAAGAGAGCTTATGGAACGTCTATATGGAATATCTAATGAATGTGCAAGTCCTTATAATAAGATTATTAGACAGGGTATGAAAGCTTATAAGAATCGTTGTAAGATTAAAGAGATTAATGAAAAGCGAATTGCTGAACAGAAAGCTATTGAAAAGAATAAAAAGATTAAAGAGCAGAAGCGTAGAGAGAAGAGAGCTGCTAAAAAGAAAGAACGTGAGATTGAAATTCTGACAGAAGCAATGAAAAGAGCTAACGCAGATTCAAATAAATAATTAAATAAGTAAATAAAATATAAGGAGTAAAATTATATGGAAAATAATAATGTTAAACAAACAAATCTTAGACAGGCAGATGCAAAAGTTACAGTAGCGGGAATTGTTTCTGACAAGAAACTTGAAATGACAACAAAAGATGGTGTAAGAATTATTGAAGGTACTCTTACTATTAAGACAGCAGATACTAATTTTGTTCAGATGAGAGTAAGATGTGCTGATAAGAAGAAAGATGGTTCTGAAAATAAGACGTTTGCAGGTGTTATGACGGTTATGAATGAATATAAGTCTATTGCAGATGTTGGCGAAGATGAGGCAGATAGAGTTCGTGCTTCTGGTCAGATTAATCTTTTTAGAAGTAATAATAATGGCAATGAAATTGTAAGCTATACAAGTAATTTCTTTAATAGAATTAAAGCTAATCAGACTTTCGAACCTAAAGCTGAGTTCGAAATTGAAATGTATATTAAAAGTCTTGTCCCCGAAATGAATAAAGAGGGTGAAGAGACTGGCAGATATAAGATTGTTGGATGGATTCCTACTTTTAATGGAATTGAACCTCTCGATTTGATTGTCCCTGAAGAGCTTGCAGACCAAGTTTCTAGTATTTATGAACCTAAGCAGACTGCCAGATTCTATGGTAATATTATTCAGAATGTTACTTATGAAACAATTGAGAGACCTATGGCTTTTGGTGTGAAGAAAGAATCAAAAGCTAATTTTATTAATGAACTTGTTGTAACTGGTGGTTCTCCTGTTTATGATGCAACAGATAAGGACGAAGTTGTTGAGGGTGGTAATCAGATTCCTTATGACCCTACAGTTATTCAAGCAGCTATTGATGAAAGAGATAGACTGATTAAGGAAGGTCAGAATAAGCCTAAGACAAATACAAATAATGCAAAACCTTCTGGTGCTTCTAGGGGAAGACAGCTTGGTTGGTAATTAAAAAGGATATAATATATGGATAATGAATATATAACAATCGTTTTTCAGAATGGTGATATTTGTCATTATAAACCAAATGAATATACAGATTATAGATATGATAGAAAATATTTTATTGTAATTAAAGATAAAAGATGGATTGGTTTTTATAATCTGGATTGTATTGAATATATTGAAATTGGTGCTGAACCTGAGATGTGATTGTGATTTGATTGATGTGCCGTTATATATATTATGACGGCACATTTTAATAAATTAATAAAATAATAAATATAATTTAGTAAAATATAATTTAGTAAATAATATATAAGGAGAAATAATTTATGGCAGTAACAGTTGATATTTTTAATCCTCAAGTTTCAGTAGTTGCTAAAGGTTTAGAGGGAAAGGTTATTCTTGTTTATGGCGGTAATAATTTAGGAAAAACAAAACAAGCAACAAGAATGAAAAAACCTCTTTATCTACCTTTCGAAGCAGGTTTAAATGCAATTGCAGGAATCAATTATGTTCCTATTGAAAAATGGAGCGATTTTATAAAAATTAACAAACAGCTTACAGATTCTAGTACCGTTGCTCAAGCTCGTGAAATGTATTCAACTATTATTTTTGATTCTATTGAACCAGCGGCTAGGTATTGTCAAGAATATGTATGCCAGAAATATGGAGCTGACTCAATTGCCTCTGGAAGATCGGGCTATGGTTTATGGTCTGAATACGCCACGGAATTTTGGAAACAAATTAACAAATTAACGAAGGCTGGATATTGTGTTTATTTCATTGCTCACGCACAAGCTGATCCAGAGACAGGTTATATTAGTCCAAAAGCTGATAAAAGAAGCCTCTCTCCTATTCTTGATGCTACGGATGTAACAGTATATGTAGAATCTAACGGAGTAGACGAAAACGGAAAAATTATTAAATCTTCTGGTTATCTCGCAGAAACAGATAGATTTTTTGCTAGAAGTAGATTTGATTATCTTCCTACTACAAAAATTGAAGAGTTTACTGCTGAGAATTTGGAAAATGTAATTATCGAAGCTATTAAAAATCAAGAAAAAGCTGAAGGTATTAAAGCTGTAACCTTTGAAGAGCAAAAAGCCGCTAGAGAAGTAGTAAGAAAATCTTATGAAGATTTAATGAAAGAAATGCAAGAACTTGGAGAAAAGATGGCAGAAAGTGGGCATCTTGAAGATTTGCAATTAATTGTGTCTGATAATCTTGGAGCAGATAAAAAAGCTTCTGAACTTAAGAAAGGGCAAGAACAGCAGATTGAAACTATTATTTATGATATTCAATCGTTTCTTGCAAATAATAAAGTAGAGTAAATAAATATGGGGCAATATAGAGATTTAACTGGACAAAAATTTGGAAGATTGACTGTTTTACATCGAGCAATGGATTGTTATAGTAAATCTGGAATCAAGAAAATAATGTGGTTATGTAAATGTGATTGCGGGAATACTAAAGAAGTTAGTAGTAACAGTTTAACCAATGGAACAACATCATCCTGTGGTTGTCTTAAAAAAGAATTATTAGCAAAAAGAAATAGGGAAACAGCAAAATGGAAAGGTGATACAGCACAACACAAAAGATTAGCAAGTATTTGGCATACTATGATTAAACGATGTGATCGCCCTAATCGAAATGACCAACATTTATATTATGATAAAGGAATTAAAGTATGTCCTGAATGGTATGATTGGTTTACATTTAAAGAATGGGCTTTATCCCATGGATATACAGATGAATTGACCATTGATAGAATTGATTCTAATGGCAATTATGAACCTAGCAATTGTCGATGGGTAACACAAAAAGTTCAAGCAAACAATACATCGCAAAATAAATTAATTACTTATAAAGGTAAAACTCAAACTTTATCTCAATGGTGTGACGAATTAAATCTTGACTATTTTAGAACAAAAGCAAGATTAAATAATTGTAATTATACGCCAGAAGAAGCATTTGAGTTAGACAAATATGAATTAAGAGATTCTAACAAGTAAATAAAACACACAGCTATAACAAACTTGACAAACACAAAAAGCGGTATTAATGTATATAAATAAAAACATAATACCGCTTTTTGTTTACAATATTAAACGTTAATAAGGAGAATACAATGAGAGACCCAAATAGACTTGATAATTTTTATTTTCAATTCAGAGAGATTCATAAAACTAAATTCCCAGATTGGAGATTTGGGCAGTTAATGTCTAATTTTTTAGGATGGGTATATTCCCAAAAGAATATTGACCCATTCTTCCCAGAAGAAGATAAGATGCTTGAATATTTTAAAGAATTTGCAGGAGTTGATTGGTAATGCCTAGAGGTAGAAAAAGAGTTTGTCTTCTATGTGGTAAAACTATAGAAGATAATAATGATTCAGTTCCTTATAAAGGACGATATGCTCATAGTGCTTGTTTTAGAGTGGCAGTAAAAGCAGTTCATGTAGATAAGACTGAGAAGCTTGAAGAAAAAGCGGAACAAAAAGCTAAGAAAAAAACAGGTAGACCTGCTAAACCTAAAGCAGAATTAAAAGATTCTATCACTGAACAGGAATATATACAGAAGAAATTATATTATGATTATTTAAGAAAATTTTTAGGTGATAAACTTCCTGCTAAAGTATATGCAGTTACTGAAAAATATATCCAACAATATGATTTTACATATCAGAAGATGTACCAAACGTTAACTTATATTCACAATATACTTGAAAAAGAATTTACCGATGATATTGTTGGTCTGATTCCTTATTATTACGATAAGGCTGATAAGCATTACCATGCGGTAAAACAAGTAGAGGAAAATAACAAAGACAAAGACATTTCGGGAATGTATAAAAATAAAATAATTTATATAGACCCGAAAAGAAAGAAACGAAAACAAATTGATATAACATCAATTGGAGAAGAGGAATAAATGTACGAAGCATTAACAGATAAAAGAGCATATGCCAATACATTGGGGTGTTTAATGAAAGACCATACTCTTGTAGAAGATATAGATAGACCACTTGATAGAGAAGATTTCAATACAGAAACTTTTTATGATTTATTGTTTGTGGCTATTTATAATCTTAGTATGCAAGGGTGTAAAACAATTGATGAATTTGCTATTGATTCATATCTCTCTGGTTTTAAAGACCAGTATAGAATATTTCAAGAAAATAGAGGGCTTGAATATTTAAATAATATTAAAGACCTATCCAGTCTTGAGAATTATGATTACTATTATCATAGACTTAGAAAATATTCTTTGCTTAGATATTATGAAAAACAAGGATTAGATACTAAATTTATTTATGATACTTCAGTTGATGAATTTCATGCTAATGAAGAACAGCAGAAGTTTGATAATTATACTGAACAAGATATTGTATCAATGGTTGAATCCAGTTTAGTTATCAATCCTACGATGAAATATTGTACAAATACTCTTACTACAGAAGTTCAAGCAGCTGATGGTGGTATTGAATTGATTGAAGATTTAATGAAAATTCCCGATGTGGGATTACCATTAAATAACAATGGATTAAATACAGTTACAAGAGGTGCGAGAAAAGGTTGTTTATATATGAGGTCTTTGGTTCAAGGTCAAGGAAAGACTCGTTTTGCCGCTGGAGATGCCTGTAAAATGGCAGTGCCTTATATATATGATGTTAAGAAGAAAAAATATATCTATACAGGATTATCTGAACCTACTCTTTATATTACGACTGAGATGCCTGTTGATGAAATTCAGACAATTCTTTATGCAGCTATTAGTAAAGTTAATGAAGAACATATTCTTTATGGTGCATATGAAAAAGGTGAGCTTGAAAGAGTCAAACAAGCTATTGAATATATTGAATCAAGTCCTTTATATATAGTTCATATACCAGATTTTTCTATTGAAGATATTAAAAATATAATTAAAAAATATAATAGAGAATTTGGAGTAGAATATTTTTTCTTTGATTATATCAGTACTTCATTGAGACTTATGTCTGAAGTTAATGGTAAATCAAGAATGGGACTAAAAGAACATCAGTTATTACTCGTGTTTGCTACTGAACTTAAAACAATTGCACAACAACTTGATGTATTTATCTTTACAGCTTCTCAGCTTAATGGTGAAGCACAAATGGCTACATATAAAGACCAGAATCTTCTTGCTGGAAGTAAAGCTCTCGCCAATAAATTGGATGTAGGTATTATTTCTATGAGACCTAGCAGGTCAGAACAGGATAAGCTTGAAAGTATTCTTCAAAGAAAATTTAATATTCCTATGCCTGATATTGGACATTGGGTATATAAAGTAAGAAGAGGAAGACTGACTCATATTATTATTTGGAGTAAGACTAATCTTGGCACGATGGATGAAGAAGCATTATTTGTAACTGATTTTGATTTTAATCTTATTGATATTGACTTTACTCAGATTGAACAGGTAGAAGCAAAAATTCAAGAACATTCTGTATTAGCAAGCAGAGTAGAAGATGCGCCAGTTGAAGAGGATGATGATGAACCAGTACAGACTAAAGCAGCATTTGATTGGTAAGGAGGGATTGTAATGCCATATTTAGATAAGGATGCAATTCTTAATTCACTTACTAAAGAAGATATAATTAAAATTTGTACTGAGATGGGAAGTCCTGAATATAAAGAGGATTCTCAGGGGAATTTACTTTTTTCGACAGCAATTTGTCATGGTGGTGATAGTCCTCATAAACTAATTTATTATACTAATTCTCACCTGTTCCATTGCTATACCTGTTCAGATAGTTACGGAATAATTGAATTGGTTATTCGAGCATCAAGATTAAAAGGACAGAACCTTACATGGTTTAAAGCTCTTGCTAAAATAGCGCAGATAACTGGTAAATCATACGAAGGTACTCCAGAAGAGCCTACAAAAACTATTACAGATTTTGAATGGATTAATAGATTAAATTCAATTAAAAAGAATACCAAGAATGTTCCTAATCTGACAGAGATTAATGAGAATATATTAGAGATATTCTGGTATGTTCCTTATCAAGGATGGTTAGATGAACATATAAGTCGAGAAGCTTTATCAAGATTTGAAATTGGATATTATGGATTAACAAATCAGATTACCATTCCTCATAGAGATATGAATGGAAGATTAATTGGAATCAGAGGAAGATATTTAAGTGATTATGATGCACAAGTTTTTGGTAAATATGTTCCTTTATATATAAATGGAGAATTTTTAAGTCATCAGTTGGGAAGTAATCTATATGG